TACACGCCCTTGCCGGCGCCTCCCTCTGTCTGCACCTGCACCCAGTCCCGCGAGGGGTCTGCATCCACGACGCGGTCGCCCAAGCCGCCCACACTGCGCAAAACACCATCATCGATATAGGCGACGTTGTCATCGTCTGCGGTCGAACTTTGGCTGCCACCGCCCGGGTACAGCCGGTCCTCGCTGATGCTGTAGTAAACCAGCGGGTAGATTTGCCCGTCGCTCGGGTCGCGCGTGGCCAGCAACGGGACAATGTCCCCATCGATGGTGAACAGACGCGCAGTGTCCGGAACTGCCCTCGCAAGGTTGTTCAGCGCGATGCTGTTGATACTCGGGTTATCCGGCGCGAACCATGCCAAAAGCTCGCCGGTTGAGACACGGAAAGCAGCCAGCGGCACACCCGTAGCCGGGTCGATCGCGCCGATGGGAACCAGGTCATCGTCAGCGAGGAACAAGCTGAACTGGTCGAAGGGCACCATCACCGCGTCGACCTTACGCGCGACGGTAGTGTTCGATGCCTTTGTGTTGACCTCCGACTGGTTTGCCTTCTGGCTGAGCACATCGGGGCTGCGGAACTGGAGGCCAGCGCCGACCATCACGAAGCGGCCGCTGTTCGAGACCGTCAGCCCGGACACCGGATCGATGTGGGTGCCCGCGTCGCCGGTGACCGCCACCTGACGGTTCAGCGGGATCTGCCCTGCCCCGGCCGCAGCGCTGGCCGCAGCCCACGTCGGGAACTCGATGGTGCTGCCATCGGCCAGGAACTGCTGGAAGTCGGTCTCGATTCCGTTCCAGCTCTTCCGCGTGACTCCCAACCGATCCGTCCACGTCTTGGCGGTGCCGTTGATCCCGTTGTCGAGATTCTCCGCATTGTCGTACAGGTCCTTCGGCGAATTCGAACCCAACGCATTGCGGGTGTTGAAGGTCGTCATGTTGCAGCGTCTCCAGTGGTGCTACGGCGCGTTGGCGTCGTCGTATTGGTAGAAGGCGGGGTCGTACTGCAGGGCGGTAAGCTCGACCGAGCCGTCTTCCCCTGGCGTCAGGTCGGCCAGCACGGCGTCATACCCAGCGCGCGTGCTGTCGCAGAAGATCAGCTCCGGCGGGTCAATCGTCGGGTCGTCCATGATCCAGGTGTTGAAGGCGTGCTCACCCGGCAGCGCCGAGGCCGCGATGGTCAGCCGGTGGTCGTCCACCCGCGTGGGCACGATCACGTTCGACAGCGTGCCGTCCTGGAACCGCACCAGGCACCGCGGCGCCGGCAGGCTCCAATCCAGGTACTCGCCCACCTCGATCAGCAGCCGCGTGCCGTCCAGCCGCGCCGATTCGATCATGGTGCTGGTGGTGCTCGACCCGGGAATGTCGTCGAACAGCTTCACCCGGTCGCCGTACTGGTAGACCAGGCCCATCATCTCGGTCTTGGTCTTGTAGGTCAGGCGCTGGCCTTGGTGCTTCATCAGCCGGCGCATGCCGATGCGGTACGCTCGATCGCGCGTACCGACACCTTGCAGCTCGTAGGTTTCCACCTTCCAAGGCTCGCTCACACCCGGCAGCCGGCACTCCACGGTCTCGGCCGCCCACGTCACCTCGTCGATGTAGGTCACGTCCACGCCATCGTAGTCGTCCGGCCCGGGCGATATGAACGACGTGCTCAGCGGATCCA